GAATACTGATGTATTGACCAAAACTTGTGGCATAAAAGCGATGCCATGCGTAGTCAGATGCCGGAACATAATAAGGAGGAGTTAGGGAAGTATCTATGTTAGTATTACCCACTAGTAAGTTGCCCACTGCTGCTGGAGATGAATTGCAAAATAAAGTGATCGTTGTTGAAGAGGATTGAGCATCGTCAGTTAAAAAGTCTATGTAAGAAATCTTAAGTTGTTTCCCTGACTGCACATAAGGATTAAAGTCCTTTGTCTGAATCTTCATTACTGGAAGAAGAGCTGCTTGCCCTCCGCCAATATAGGTGGCAGTAGATAGGTTAGGTGTGTAAGTGAAATTATTGCCATAATTTGAACCACTCCACAGAAACAACTGAACGGTATCATTATCAACATACTGAACCTGGTAGATTGTGTCATTTAAACTTGTTGAAACTGGTGTTGTTGGATCTGCTGTTCTGACAAAAAGAAGGCCTGTGAGATAAATGAACTCTTGATCAACAAGATTGTGGTTATGAATGGTCAGTTGAATGCCATTGGTAGAAGAAACAGCGGATACAGGCATACTAACATCATTCATCTGGATTTCATTATGAAAGATATGTATGTATCCTTGATTGTTTCCACAGACTACAAACTCAAAGAGAGACTGAGAATCAACATCACCCCAGAAAACTTCTTCGTTGTTCCAGATGACTGTAGTATTTGACCATGTGACCGCTTCAACATCGGTAGGTTGATAAAGACCAAAGCATGTGACGTTATCCCTATAATCTGCCCAAGTCTGATTTCTATAGTTTAAGACTAAGACCTTATTAGGGAAGTATTGATCAGGGTATTGATCATTCACATCAGAGTAATTCCAATAGACGAGTTCTTGCTGGAAGTCACGAGCGCCGTGGACTCTCTCAACACCTTCCTGATTGTTCTTGAAGGTAAAGACTTTGTCAGGGATTTTTTCATCTATGCGGACAACGTTGACTCCCGAAGAGGATATAATTGCTCGATTTCCGACTGCAAGGACTCCTTCGTCAAAAAGAATGGGCGAGAACTGAGATTCTGACCCGAAATCAGAAGATATTCTTTCCCAAATGAATGGTAAGCCATACTCACCCACATACCGCAATTGCCAAGTAGATCGTTCGAAGAAAACGATAAGGGTATTCTTAAAAAACTGTGCACTGATAATAGCTTCATTGGTTGGTGCATCTATGAAACCCCCTTTGCCAAATATGTCTGATCTCCAAGCATCTGATGCAATCGGACTCCCTATCTGGGAGAATCTGCATCTATTGAAAATATTTGCGGCCGTATTGATTGTTACTCCTTCCCAAACATTCAAAGCCAGTAAACGACCGTAGTAGGGGATAAGGACTTCGGCCTGAAAAAGAAATCTGGTAGCATCTACTGCTGGAGCGAAGTCAAACCACGATGTGCCATCTGTATAGCGCATGGGATCAGCAGCATCTAAAAGGAAATTTGTCTCGAATAATAACCGGTCGGAAGGTTCAGACCCACGATAGTTAGTAGCCCAGAAGAAGTTATAGTCATTAGCATCCCAATAAGTGAATGGAATGAACTCTTGAAATTGACCTCCAGAAAATACGTAAGCGTATTTTGTATCCCAAAATATCGTTCTTTCTGCATTAATCGCCGCAACTTCTTCTTGCCAAATGCCCATTACAGGAAGATTGGGATAATAATTTAAGTTAATATTAGTCGGCCTTGGGCTTGCAAATGTTGTGGTTAATACCACATCTCCTGTTACATAATTGATTGTTCCAAAATTCGTCCCGGGAAGTGAATCTGCAATTAATTGGCCGCTTCCATTGTCAGTAAAAGTTCGATCAACTACATCCCCAGCAATCGATCTCATCTCAATTACAACCGATCCGACTTCAACTTCAGGAAGTTCACTCACTTTATTTACCAAAGACAAACTATTTGCTGAGGTAATCCATGTTCCTCCTCCCCCATAAGCACCTGCAGTAACAGCCGGAACACTAAAGTTATTAGCGTCTACCCAAGTGACCACATATGTGCCGCCATTTAGACCTGTAACTCCTATAACGCCATCTATTTTAACAATAGAACCATTATATAAACCGTGGTTAGCGCTAGTGATTGTTGTTGTTGCTCCTGTTGTTACGTTTGTGATAACACCGCTAGTCGAGGAAGATAATAATGTAAATATATTGAAAGACCATGTCCCAACAGTACTCAAATCAAGAGGCTCTTCGAATAAGATCCTTGTCAATCGGCCTAGTAGTTTGTTGCCCTTTCTCTTTTTTACTCTTTCTCTCCATACATAGGCATTCTCTAACACCTGAAAAGCAGCGCTAGGAAGAAGGAAAGGCTTCTTGTCAAGTTCAAGACCTGAGTCCTGCTTATAACCTGCAATATAAAGAGGTGTAAGAGGGGTCATGCTTTAGCCCCCACAACCATCCAATTTACTTGAGTTATGCTTGTTCCAGTTCTAGCACATTGGAATCCTGTGTATGTGCTCCCTGATGCCAAAATTTGTATAAAGTATACCATAGAATCATTGGTAGATCCCGCTGCTTTGACAGCACAAAGTGTAACTACAGGAACAAAATCATTATTAAATGCAATTGGAAATGAAACAGTCCTGGCCACTCCTGCTGCTGTGGTAATAGTGTTTACACCCCATTGAATTAGTAACCCTCCAGGAAGGAAAGTATATCCAGGATTGGCATTCGATGGATCTACACCAGTTAGTTGCCATTCGTCAACACTGTTATCCTTTTTATAGTATAAGGTTGAACGACCACTGACTGATTTAGTATAGAGAGAAAGCTGATCAGCTGGATTAGTGGGGGCAGAAGCCACTACAGCATTGGGTATGGTTGGCATCTGAACATACTTATGCTTGCCAGGGGCTAAAGGCGGCGCTACAACCGTATTGCCTTCAAAATGGTTAACTGCTGATGTGTTATAAAGATTACTAAAGTTATTCACAATGGCAACACGACTTGTGCCAAGACTCATATTGATCGTTGGAATGTTAGGCGTAAAAGACATCTTTACCTCTTATTGTGATCCAAATCCCCAGCCTCCACCACCGCCATAGTTGTAGGATAGCTGGTCTCTGAAGAGTGTATTCATTGATTGTTTGCCAATCTGAGCGCAAGTGCGAGTCATATTGAGCTCATATTGTTTGTATAAAGAGGCTTCCATTAGCTGGACGCCATCAGGGTCAAGACGATCCTCATAAATCTTCTTTGCTGCTCCGAAGGCAATAGTCTCCCACCATTCTGCTAGTTCAGGAACACCATTTGTAGAAATGTTGGAGGGATCACTGCCTAGCAACGTTTGTGATGGAAGACGGTAGGCAGTAAGTTCAATAGTGTAACCTCGATCAGGAACGGGGCGAAGAGTGAATTGATTTTGGTAGAATAGTATAGCTAAAGGAATTGCAAGAGTTGCAGGATTATACATAACTGTTATAGTACTGCCTGCCAATGCTGCGATCGTTGTAATATTTCCGAAGACCAGATTTGAAATGAGGCCGGTGTCATAATCAATAGTTCCTGAAAAGGCGTTGCCTATCAAGTTGCCATTTCCATCATCTGTGACGTTTAAAGTGCCTAAATTGCTTTCTGCTGTGATAAGTATATTCTGTACTCTTCCAGGAATGGCCACTTGATTCACATAAGTACTGGGTGCGGCACGATAGGTGAAGTCAGGATTTTGCAATGGTGGCGCTGTCGTTACGTAATTATCTGTAAATTGTGGGTTGGAGATTGACGGAACGGTTCTGGTTATTGGGTTATTGTAGACACTGCGGATAATTGGAGTGTCTGATAACTGCATCTGATATGGGCCAGATGTTCCATCTCCGATATCAAACTGCTGGGTAAACTGCCAGTTAAACCATGCTCCATAGAAAGACCAGGGGTCTTGGAAAAGTTTTATCTCTCTTTTGGCACAATAACACGGCATCTCGATAGTGGAAAAGTGTTCACTGTCAAAAGCATACGTGTCCACTCCTTTTCTAGTGTTGAACGTAATTCTGTCTTTCAGTTTAAGTGATCTAAACTGTGCTGGAAAATCATAGAGATAGAAAGAATTAATATAGTCTATGATCTGGGAATCAGTAAGCTGGTCTGAGTTCCCCGAACCAGTCAGCCTTCTTATCTTGGAGATGATATCCCCTAATGTTGCTATACTCATGATGGCACGTTGTCAAAACAGTCGTTTAGAATCATAGCAGGAGAGAACGCATCAAAATTAATTCCTGAGCTAGAAGGCACCGCACATGGTGGTGTTGTCTTCAAGAGAGATACTGGTGTTGTAAAGGCTGAATACAATGTGCTGTCAATGTCTAACGTCACTGTAGTTGAGTCAGCTGCCAAAACCTTTCCTCTTTGCTCATTAATTTGATACATTCCATAGGGCCTGCTTACCCTTAAGCTGATGTACTCGTTAATAACAAATCCATGAACGGCAGTGAATTCCACTACCGTTGTCTGTCCACGAGTGATATCAGCGATTAACACCATGTAAGGCGTAAAAACTGAGTCCGTCACATCACATCCATAGGCGTGAATCTCACTCTAGACTGAACCTCATAAGTGGAAGGAACTCCCCGCTGACCAAGCTCTTTGCCTAGCATCCTTACTTTTCTTTTTACATTATTGAGATGCTTAATTATGCCCATTGGAAGATCGCAAATCTCACCATGAATTAATCTAATGGTCGTGAGAGGCTCACCAGGGAAGAACCTATAGGCAAAATCGAACCAACCACCTTGAGCATCTAGGAACTCAAACATTCCTTTCTTCATCACTTCATGCTCTTTTCTCATCTTCTTGACTGCGGCATCATATTGATCAGCTGGCAATCTCTTATGTTGCTGTTTCTTATATTCTTTGATTTCCATGTTTTACCTCATAAAGGGGGCTCACGAATGCACCCGCGGCCCCAATCGTTTAAACGAAAGATTTTTACTGGTTGTTGTACTGGTCGTACTTAAACGCTTGCCATGACCACACGTCTGCGTCTGTAGAGACGAAGGATGTTGTGTCAAACAGAGAGTGACCGAATACAATCACCCTAGTATTCCTATTGTCGAAGGCATCCAAGAGGTTTGTCCCTGGAGGCTGTTGAGCAATAGTTGCACTTCCGTTGAAAGGAACAACTCCGGAAGATGAAGGAACAACTACAGCAGGACTTACTGCAAGAGATGCCAAGCTCGTTGAGAAGGCAAATGTAGTAAACCCAGTGGTGTCAATGTCCACAGTAATAGAAGAAACAGTTGAGCTGTTTGTTACACTGAGAACGCGACCTTGTAGATTATTCATCTCTGTCATGGTCGTTTGACCATTCTGCAGCTCAGGAACACGGAAAGAAACAATCTCACCAGGAGTAAAATCGTTCTTGCCAGTGAAGTAAATAACAGCCTGAGTCGCCTTGGTGATGTTAGCTATGTAAGCCCAACGAGGATAGAACCTATTTGGAATGAACTTTGTCACCTGAGCCGATGAAGCATCCGCACCAAATGTGATCCCTGAGCTTGCCATGTAACCAAGCGTAATACTTACGTTAGTTGTAACGGCAGTCACTTGGAATACGTACCCAGAAATCTGTCTTTCCCCTACAACACTCGTCAAACGAACCCAATCGCCTACAGCAATATCACCAGTGTTTGCCATAGACACAATGAATGTGCCGGCATTGCCTGTGATGGTTGTTGCTGTTAGCGCTGTGAAAGTAGGAGGATTGGCTGTGTCATATGTAAAAATACCGTTGCTTGTCAGCGTTTTGCTTGTAAGAGCAGGAGCTGAAGCATGAGAACTTTGGAGAGTTCCTCGTGCAGTACCTTGAGACATTGACCTTTCCCACCACCATTCAATTGCTTGAGCTTGGTTGACTTCACCCCATCCAGTAATAGACCTGGCGATGATGAAATCAGGTGGATTTTGGCTTTGGCATACAACTTCAACAGCGGCAGCCGTTGAACCACTGACTGATACTTGGAAGGTACCGCCAGCTATCATTTGATATGGCAACATATTATACCTCCTTAAATACCGGTTGAGCGTAGGTTTACAATCCAAAGGTCGTTAGTGATACACTGACCTTGGTAGAAGGAAACCCCAGCAGTATGACGAAGCATGCAAGGATCGTTATTGTCAACTCTATTACTTTCAGTCCCTTGCGACTTACTGACCGCATTTTTATATACGGCGGGGAAACCTCTTCGGATCTCCCTCTTTATGTCTCCATAAAGTTTAGACTTTCGCATCTCCGTTAGGAGTCTTCTCGCTAAGTCGTTTAGCGTAATCGATTCTATGCTCGAAACCATGACATTTCGTACATAGCCATATAACATCGAGAGGCTTTGAGTAATCGGGGTGATGACCTTGCGGCTTACATTCTTTAGAGCATTTAGAACAATGGGTTGGACGAACCAAATGACCATATTCGATAGCCAATTCAACATATAAATGAGCCCTTTTTTTATGCGGGTACTTATATTTGTATTTTTTAACTGGCTCATTTTCCTTGCTCTTTCTATATGCTATTGAACTGGCCTTATATGGCTCCGGGTTCTCGGCATATCTTTGCCTTCTGTATTCAGCTACATGATCTTTATTTTTCTCATACCAGCGATCATGCTTAGCCTTCATCTTTTCAGTGTTTGCCTTTTCGTATTCTCTATCTTTAATACGTTTGCAGGCTTTGCACTGTTCTCTCTTTCCCCACTTACCTTTCTTGTAGTTGCCAAACTCTTCGAAAGGCTTTTCAATGTTACACGCGGTACATATTCTACTGGTTATCATATACAACTTCTTTGCTTGAGTTGTTTGTTATAACCTGGTGAAGAATATATTTCCAATCAATCTTCGCCCATGTTGTCCCCCCGCTCCTACGCGGCTTCTAGGAGTTCCATGTCAATCAGAGAAGATTTAGCCTGGGCCAACATTAACCCAGGAGGCAAATAAATAAACCTTGCCTTGCCGCCAGCCTGCCACACAACCTTATAGGCTTCTTTCGCTGTGACGAAGTTATTAGCAATGTCATTTCCAGCAAGAGATGCGTTTGGTGTGATAGAGCCTTGTTCAGACACGAACATTCTCGTATTGTTCACACCGCCCCATTCGACACTTAAGGTGTCTTTTACGTTGGGGTACTGGAATTTACGAGTGAAGTTGATAATGTTGTTGAACACAGGAATCATTCTTGTGTTTGACATCATCGCGTATGCATCACCTATTGGAGATGTACCGATACGCAGTTCACCAGGAATCATGTTGGTGATGTATTCACCACTATTGTTCTGGAGAAGTGTTACAACGTCATCAACGTCGGATAATTGCATCTCAGTTGGTAAATCGCCGTTATCACCGCCAACGCAGTTAACAATAGACGCAGAGGACTCAAGGTTGTCTCTTTGCAGAACATCTTGAGTTTCTCTCATTGCTTGGCCCAAACGAGCTGCAGCACTATTTAAAACTGGCACTCTGTTACTTTTATGACCTACATTATAATATAGGCGGGGAAACCTCTTCGGATCTCCCTCTCGACCTTTATTTATTCGTCGAGTTCAGACTATCGCATCCTCTTACGAGGCCCAAGAATTTAGTCGTTCACGCTGTACAAATACACGGATTTATGCTAGACTGTACAGTCTTAAACAAGGAGTTTATATGACTGATACAGAACTGGCTTATCTTGCCGGGATTATTGATGGAGAAGGTTGTTTTTTCATTGGCCTTTACAGAACAAAAGCCACTAAAAATCTTCTTAACTATCACACCTACATTAAAATCAGTAATACTGATAAAAATTTGATGGATTGGGTTAAAGAAAAAGCCAAAGCTACCAATAATCAACAAGAGCGAAAAACTCGTATTTCTAAAAAAGAAAGAACCATTTTTAACGCTCAGATCAGTGGCAAAACACTGGACGATCTTCTTCCACAAATTTATCCCTACTTGATTGTGAAACGGAGACACTGCGAAATCATGATAAAAATGAGATCCACTTTTACTCCTCATAGGAGATTGCAAAAGAAGGAAATTTCTCAAGAAATTCATGATATTAGGTATCAATGTTATCTTGAGCTCAGATCTATTAATTCTCGATTTCGAGATCATCCTGTCAAATCCTTATATTCACTTGCGCCTTGTCACCCTCCACTTATGCTGCGAGGGCTTCCAAGTCAATTATCTCAGGTTTAGCGAGGACACAATGTTTATCCTCGTTTGTAATCGTTACTTGGCGTGTGAGTACAATATAAGTAGCGTACACACGGACCCTGCAATCAACATCAACACGATTAAGTTGTTGTGAGGGGGGGTTAGTTTGTGCATCATCAAGAGGCACTGGGAACAGGTCTAGCCTGTCATAACGTGATTGTCTATCGATGAAGCCTTGGTTGTCTGGCAACTCCACAGGAACAGCAAAAAGATTGTGAATCAAATTGTGTTCGGGTGTTGACAGCAACTTGCCATTGTACCGCTGTTGGATTTGCGGTGGCATAGTGCTTATAGAAACTGTCATTTAAACCTCGGGTTTTAGTACCCGAAGCCTGCCTGCGATGCGTAACCCATCATCTCTTTATAAAGTTCAGCCTTCTGATCTTCTGTCATCTTATACGCGGCTGCCAAAGGACGCTTATCGTAAGCCTGGGGAGTTTGAACGGTTTTATTGTTCTGCTCCAGCTTCTTTTCCACCTCTTTCACCCTGCGCGAAGATGGCACTTTCTCGGATAAGTTCATCGCTTTGATGTACTTATACGTCTGAACGCCGATCTTATAAGGATCTTTTAGCTCCACGATCGTAGAGGCTAGCTCCGGATCTTGTTCTTCTAAAAGTCTCATGGTGTCAACGTTGACAATGTCCTCGAAATCAGAGTACTGCCGCTTGAGACGGTCCATAAACTGGGAGTCTTCCCGAGCCTTTTGGGCTTTCTCAACTTCAGAAACAGCAGCTTTGATGATCTTGTTAGCTTCCCTTTCGACAATCTTCTTTACGGTTGCCTTGGGAACATACTCATTATCATCAAGTTGATCTATTTCATCTGGCTCTTGTTGTCTCACTTGAGCATTTGCTAACTGAGCTTCAAGAATTTTTTGGTTGAGTTCTCTTGCGCTTCGCAATTCTCTTTCGAGCTCTGCCTTTTGTTGACGCATCTCTCGCCAGTTACGTTCTTGTCGTGATTCTTCACGTTGAACTTCCTGTGCGGGAGACTCTTGAACAACATTGGCTTCTTCCTGAGGTGCGACCTCTTCAACTTCGCTGTTTTGGATTTCTTCCATGTGTTTCCTTTGCCTGGTGAGGGCGTTTGCAACCTAAGCTGCGCTGTATGAGTACAGAGCAATCTTCTTGCAAGCTAATACCAAAAGTTTTAGTTTGCAAATAAAAATTCAAAGGTGCGCATGATCTGTAAAGAATGCCTTAAAGATATGCCCGAGAAGGACTTTTCCCTTTCTATTGGCCAATATGAAGGGAAATGCTATCACTGCGTTTACAAAATAAAAGTAACGATTGCCAAAGAATTAAAAAAGCAACAGCCCCCAAAAGAAGAAACTAGAGTTTGTAAAAATTGTGACACTGAGTTTTCTATCTACCAAGCGGGGACATCTTACCTCTCAAAAGCTCGATATTGTAGTGATGCTTGTAGGAAGAAAGCTGCCTTGTCCTGTCCTTCTAGTAGAGAAAGGAAAAGGTGCTCTAATGCTTGGTCTTTCTCTTGGAAAGCTCAGAACTTCCACTTCAAGCGCGGATCAGTTTCGACTTAACATTCTTGTATGAGAATAAGGGTTTGTCTTCATAAAAGGGATTGGCTGCCCATTTCTCTCCGTAACCCACTTTCATGAAACCGAAACGAGTCAAATCGTTGTTTCTGAATGCTCTTATCTCTTCCACCATTTCATCTTCATAAAGATTTGCATTGTTTAGGATGTTCTGCATCTCTGAGCTATGAGGCAGACACCAACAAAACTTAACCGCTTCACCATGTTGGATACGAAAAACAAGGGTGTCATCTTCGGGATATGGCCGATAAACCATAGTATAGATATCACGACGTATTGCCCGAGGCATTGCGAGGTCTTTTTTCTCGTGGATGAGAATATAGAAGTCTTTTCCATCATGGGGATTTGATCCGATGGTCTCATTAATGTCAGTAATGAGAGAGCTAGTGAGCTCTCGGGCCATATCTCCACATTCAACAGGGGAATTGTACCCATTTACTTGCAAATCTCGGTATATTTTGCCTACAGTTTCACGGCTTGGATCGAATCTACTCTGAAATTCCATGCTTCCCCTTCCATTAAATGATGTTGGTGGACATAATGAGCACGAACATCATAGTTCGGTTTATTGATGGCTAGGGAGAAATCCCTAGCCATTTTTCATTTCTTGGGGACATGTGTTTTTAACGTCATCCCTTCACGACGCATTACATGGTGCATGTAATCCTCCATATC